TAGTGACTTTGCAAAGGCAGAGACAGAAATAAAACGGCGTGAGAGGATAGCAGAGTTGAAAGGAACAACTCGCATGGGGATCGGAGCAGAAGGTAGGAGACAAGCTGATGCTAGAGAAATCGCTGCACTAGAATCTCAGGCTATGCCTATGGGTGCTGGTGGTGGATCAAACTTTAGTGCTCAATCGAAAAATATGATAACCGCAGCAATTAACGCAGCAGACTTAACCTTGATTGAAAAAGATAGGGTTAGAAGGGAAGCAGAGTTTAAAACTGCTGGTGCTAGTGGTGGACAGACTAATATTGTTGATGCAAGACAATCATCAAGTGTCACCACTACAGGACAAAGTGGTAATAGTCCAATCATCAATCCTAAGTATGCTAATCGAAACGCTGCATCGTTCTAAACGCTGGTGGTATGATATAAAAAGGGGGGTCAACGTGACCCCCCTCTCCCCTTACTCTTTTGCCAACTTTTCAAAGTAGGACATTGTGTCCTCATCATCACCAGTATCAATAGTAGGCGCTGGAGTAGGTTTCGTATCCACCTTTGGTTCGACCCAAGGTGCATCTTCCATAACCTCAGCAGCATTCCCTACTGTGGTCGTCCCTGCAAGAACCATATCCATACGCTTCTTGAGTTCATCATAGGACTTGAAGTTAGTTTCAGAAGTAAACTCTGACAGAGGATACTGCTTCTTCCACACTTCTTCCAACTTGTCATCATCATCAAAGAGAGCAGATGGTGCTGAGAACTCTGACTTATCATAGTTCCAATAACCTTCTACCTTACGAAGCTTCAGCTTGAAGTTCGCACCTGCCCAGAAATCAAAAGGATTAATTGGGGTTTCGTCCTTAAACGCTGGTTGCATTGCTTCCATGCACTTGTCAAAGATTTTCTTACCAAAGCGATAGAGCATAACCTTACCCTCATTCTCAGGATTTGCAGAGTCTTCAACAACGTAGATGTTTGCAAAATACTGCAACTTACGCTTCTGCTTACGAGCAATCTCCTTATCAGACTCAACACCTGAGTTCCAATATGCAGAGTTCATCTCTGACACGGGATCATTCTGACCAATGGTTGTGAGAGAGTTCTCAATATACCACTGTCCAGATGGGCCTTGAAACGCATGGTTCCAGACCTTTGCCCAAGGCATATCCTCACCCTCTACTGCGGGAAGGAAACGAATAACGGCATAACCATTACCGCTCTTATCCATGACGGGTTTCCAAAGACGATCATCCACATAGGACTTCTTCTCTCCCCCACCACTATCTGCTTGAACTGCTCCAAGCAGCTTGTCCAACGAATTAGAATTCTTGAGTGTACTTAATGACATATGTATTCTCCTTATGTAAATATATGTTTCGTATGTTTATAGTGTTACCACTTTATCACAAAATTCTGCTTTTGTCAAGTAACTTAGATTATTTTCTTGAATAAATTCCTCTTTGGCATCTACCCAAGAAAACTGAACATCCTTGAACTCTCTAAAAACAGTTTGCATCTGGTTCTTCCAATTCACTGAATTGAAACCTTTTGCATCACTGGGCAGATAATTATCTGTCCCTTTATATATGTTGTTCAACGGCTCATCGTATGATGATAGGTCAAACCCCAATATATAAATCTCTGATGCACCCTGCTGACATGCAAGATGCATTGCGGTGTTACCCGCTGACCATCCAACAGGAAAGTCAATCGTATTTATGTTGTCGTCCTCATAGACGTATGTAATCCAAAGTCCAACATCCTTCTCCAGCTTCATCTGAAGGTCTTTCATATCTAAGTCAAAATTACCCAATTGAGAGTTCATCTCAATTGCAGATGCAATCTTGTCCTGTAGTAACAAAGGGTCTTTACCTGATATTACACAACGATCTGTAATACCAGTTGTCTTGTGGATGAATTCTTCTGGAATGTCATACCCCATAAGCATCATTTCAGCTGCATCAGAAGGAAGGACTGACCAATTTGCAAACCAGCACTGAATATCTCTCCAATTGTTGGATTCGTAAATCTCCTGCTGCATACCATAGTCAACTGCAACAAGGTTGTCCACCATCACATCACGCCAGATTGCATTACAACCCCATGTGACAGCATCCACCTCATACTGTTTATCACCGAACCACTTGCGTGACTCACCATTACCAATTACTACTGCCTTAGACATTACTGATATCCGTCATGAGGGGGAAAATCTTTGCAATCTCACGAGCACATGCAATCGCAATATCCTGATGTTCCTTCTGTGTACCATTCGCACTTCGTAGGTCAATGTAGTGTACCCATGAGCGCAGTGTACCGTTCATGTACAGGCGGGATACAGTCATACCCTCTGGTAGTACTGCCCGTGCTTGTTCCTTGGCAATACCGTTCTCAATAGCCCACTCATATGTATCCTGTGCCCGTCTCCAGACTAAAATCTGTTTCATACGGAAGTCTTCATTGAGACGACGATCTTCCTCACTCAACTCAATGCTGTTCTGCCTGTTCTTAGGGTCTTGCAAACGTGCATCCCTAGTCTCAAACGACAAATCCTTGGTAGGGTCTGCATACCGCTGGCTGAACTCTTGAAACGAGAACGAACGGTGTCGTAGAATCTGACGAGCAATGTCCCTCGTTGTCTCAATCTCTAAACATGCGCTGACCATCTCTAGGGGTGACCAGTGCTTATGCTTGATGAGATACTTGATAAGTTTCTCACTGGTATCTTTGTTGTTTTGGTTGCCGGGATTGGATACCCTAGCACAATATGCAATGAGTTCCTGTGCGTCATCCACACCAATAATGTTATCTGGTGTAGAATGTGATGTCATTCTTACTTTCATAATCTGCCTTCCTACTCTTTCAACTTGTTCCTACCACTACCAAGATATTTGGGTTGAGGCTTACCTTCCAACCACTTACTTATTCTAAGTTTGATCCATTTTTTGATGGTCATGAATATGTCCTCTATGCTAGTTGGTAAATGGTGCCGCCGAGAAGATTTGAACTCCTGACCCCCTGATTACAAATCAGATGCTCTACCAACTGAGCTACGGCGGCACATCATCTACTTGTTGGGGGTAAACCGACGCTGTGGTTTGTAACCCTTTGGCCAAGTGGGTTGACGATTAGCAAGCTGACTGACCCGGGCCGTCAACTCATCAGATTTCACTGAGAACTCAGCATTTTCAAACTGCAATCCCTTTACTTGATTTTCTAGTTCCCGGCATCGTGCCTCAAAGAACCCTTCTACTCTATCCATTAACTGGACTCCTCTATGAGTTTCAATAGTTTTATCTTATACTGTTCTTGATCAATTGTCAAGAACCTTTTGTAGTTATTCATCAGATTTCTTAAATCAATCCATATGATGTCATCCTCTAATTGTTTATTCCAAGATTGTGAGTAGCTCACCAACTCATCCAGTATGATTGTTGTCTCTAATGAAACACGACCACCTAGAAACTCTTTCATTAATTTAGGGTGCTGTCCATTCTTTACTGTGAACAAATCCTCAAACGCTTCTACAAGAGGTTTCATCTCTACCTCAAACAGATCAAAGAAACCCTGTCGCTTGAGTTTCCACGATTCATAGTTCTCATCATTGAAGTTGGCAATGTAGCCCTTCTTATCTCTGATGAAATTTGAAACGAGGTAGTTGGTGATTTCTTGTTCTGTCTTGTACTTACGAGCCAATCTAACGAAGAACGACCTGTCCTTGCGTTTATAAAATGTGTCACGTTTGATACGAGTCTTGCCTCTGTATGTTACAAAGTCATAGTCGCTCTTACCAAAGTGTGCCTTCATAGCACAGTACATGAGATACACATCAATCGGTTCCATATTTTAAATGGGGAGTTGAGCCTGTCGGGGAAGAAAGTTTAAGTCTCTTGCGTTTGCTTCGATCTTTTCTTTGAGACTCTTGGAAATAAGACGACCCACCGTATCGGGTTCAATATCTTGACGATGGCAATAATCAAGAACTGCATCCATATGCGAGATATTCTTTTCATTTGCAAGTCTTTCAATTTCCATTGAAAAAGTCTTTGATGTGCTTAGTGTCATTTTATACTCTTATAATTTGTTTAAAGGTTGGGGGTTTTTGAAAGGAACCCCCGTAACCTTTAGTCTTAGAACTTCAGTTCAGTCTTAACACCGACAATTTTATCAGCGGTTTCAAAATCATTATTCAAATTAATTTCACCATAAGGTGTAATGCCAAAGGATTCATTCACATCAAATGTACTGTGCAATGAA